ATATACATTCATGAAATCATACTTGAAGTTCACAGTCAGTTGATGAAACTGATTTGTTGAATAATTAAACTCAGCAGCAGACCATGAGGTTGGGTATACTCCATAAAGCTCAACCGTCGAGTGTGGTTCCAGAGAGTTATCCAGCATAATCACCTCTACTCTTTCAGCTTTAAAAGTTTTACCAGCACCACCTCCAGGCTGTGCGCTCTTCGTCATTTCTCCAGTAAGAGGATCATAGGTATGACGGAAGTAGCGATACAGATCAGAAGCAGATTCTCTGAGATACAGGTTATCAAAGTCCACACTAAGTTCACCAGGAGTAGTCTTACCAGGATAGAAAACCTTATCGTTAACTCTATCAATAACGATAGCTTCATTCTTCATCTCTATACCCGTAACTTTTTTAGCAGCTAGAGTGAGATCAGCCTGATTCGAAACATCTGCGGGAAGTCCGAAGAAATGAATTTCAAATTGATATGCTCGTACTGAATCTAATTCAGTAGAGATTGTAGGAAGACCTTTACCTGGGGTAAAAGTTCTTCCGTATCGTTCCTTGTAATAAGATTTTGCCATTTATTAGTTCCTTATAAGCTCCCTAACTGAGCCGATTGATTGGTCAGGTTAATTTCAAAGATGAGGATCTCTGCCGTCTTAGTAGGTTTAATGAGAACCTTAGTCCAGAGTTCGTTACGGTCAACTCTCAGAGGAGTATTTACAGTTTCGTCACACACAACGCGGAACTCAGTGATTCCTCTTCTTCTACGAATATCATCGAGGAAGGGATTAAGAACACCTTCAATTTGTGACCAAGTGAACTCATCATTTGGTTCGAAGACAAATCGTTGAGTTGCAAGGAGAATAACCTTGCGAATGTAAATCATGAGTCTACGAATATTAATTCTATCTAGGGCTGTGGGACTGCGTTGAGTAGTTCGTTGACCGAAGATCGTGATGCCTTGCTGTGGGAAGGAAACAATTGGGTTAACAACATTTCCACCACTGTAAAGACTGTCTCTATCACCTTGGTTCAGTTTGACTTCTACTTCCGTAGGCTTTGTGAGCCTACCTCTGCGATATCCAGCAGGAGCGTACCAACTATCAGCCACAGCATCAGTGAAGGCCATTTGCCGCGCACCATAGATTGTAGGATCTAGCCAACGATCCTTGCTATCAAAGACACTGAATACTTTAACCCAAGGCCAGTAGACAGCAGCGTAAGAACTATTAATCGAAGCAGTCCGAGACCCAGCAGTGCTAGAAGACTTGCCGTTACTCCAATCAATAGCATCCTGCACAGTTCCAATTGCATAAGGGGGAGCCACAAGAGCTAAGAAGTTTTGAGTAGTTTCAGCAAGAGTGATTAAATTATTTTGAACAGATTGGTTAGCAACTCCAGGAACTAAAGCAATTCCTATATTCAGTACCTGCTCATCTAGAGACTGCATCCCAGTCTTAGGCTCAACTGAGGCATTTCCAATCAAAGCAGTGGCCGCAGCATCAGCATCACTTGCACCATCACCATTGTCTCCACCAGCCATATTAGTATTTGTAGAAGCAACAAGCTTGTTGAATCTAGAAGCATTATCTGAGTCTTCGGACAGCGCCTCAGCAGTCCCTGTTCCAGTAGGATTAGCAAAAGGATCTAACCATTGATAATCTATTTGGAAAAGAGTCGTACCCATTAGAGTGCCTAAAAGGCCCGTGTAGTCTGTTAGCTTTGCTGCCGTAGCGTCTGCATCATCTTTAACCAAGTTACCTTTGATAGTATCAGAAGTAGTATTTGTTTCACCAGTATTAATAACATCCTCAATAAAGGAACCAGACCCAACGAAACTACACTTGAAGGTTTCATCACCCACACCATTTTCATTAACAATTACATCAAAGTTTTGTGAACCTAAATCATTAACAGTAATACTATTACCACTAGCATTTCCATCAGTTCTTGTACCCCCATTATATCCCGCACCTGGATACAGAGACTCAATTTTATATGCAGCAGAGTTAGTTCCTGTAGTCAGTACACTGCCCCCATAAACTCTTATAGCAGAAGCATAGTTTCCAGAAGCACCATAAGCAGTCGCTCCACTAGCAGCAGCTGTTGCTCTTAAAGCAGAAACACCAGCGGTTCCTGGGAAACTAGTTCCTGTTGCAGTAGTTGAGCTAACAGCAGACACGCCAATCGAAGCACCTGATCCTGCGAAACTTCCAACAATGGCACCCGACAAAGCAAGATTTGTAGCATCAGTGTCAGCAGTTCTTGCTCCATCAAAGAAGCACCCAATCTTATCAGCGTCTAAGCCGCCGCCCATAATCTTTCTAATAGCCTCTCCCTGGTCCGTAGCAGTTCCTGCTGGAATAACAAAGTCCTTACCTGCACTAGAATTGTCAGTAAATTGAGCCACCCCAGCGTTATCATACACTTGAACTCTTAAAGTAAGACCAGAGCCTACACCCCAACCTTCATTAGCAGTATAAGAAGTTCCACCAGAAACAATAACAGCAGGACAAGAACCAACACCCATAATAGCAGATGCATCAGCAGCATCACTAGTAGCAGCCCTTACATAGTACAGACTATTAGTTTGTTCTAAAATTTCAAGGGAACCTTCAATTCCTTGACCAGTTATAGCCTCGGCGGGTTCACCAAATGTTCTAAGAAGGTTATTTTGACTAGTAATTAAGGTAGCCTTATTAGTCGGACCTTTAGAAGCAAAACCAACTACTCCAACAATAGAAGTATTGATTGACGGGGCGTAATCTGAAATATCTTTTTCAATGGTGTAAACACCAGGGCTAACATAATTGACCATTTTTTATCTCCTAAGCATTGGAAATCTTAAAAACTCTGCGTCTATGCATCGTTCTAATTTGTTCTGTAATGTAGCTATCGGGAACTACAAGACTTTCCCCAGGCTTCATATATCTCTCCTTACAACCCTCCTCTGTGTTGAAGTAAACAGCGAATGTTTGAAGACTATCATTTTTTACAACTTTCATATAACTAATTCCTTCCTGTATTATGTACTAAAGGTGGTAAGATTTTGTGAAAACTTTTTTTACCCAGCCGCTGTTACTTTTTCTTGCCCAGCCACAGTCGTTGGAGAAGCGTGAGGATAGTTTCCATGCGGTGTAATAGCATCTCCTGGTAAAGATATATTATCCCCTTCTACAAAAACTTTTGGAGATCCAGGACCTGTAATTATGCCCCCTCCAGAGTCTGTATTCACTCTACATATGCCTCTACCGTCCGCAAACACTCTACTGCTTCCCGTTTGAGAGTGCCCACAAGTTGCTGCGGTAGTTGCTACACAAATATCAGGCATTAGAGAGTAGTTTGATTTTTAAATTCCTCAATCTCCCCAGTCGAAGTGAATAAGAATTTAGGATTAGGAATATAAGTTCTCAAAACTATACTCATTTGCTTCTTGAGGATGCGATCTTCTTTGTCTGTAGCAATAACTTGTCCTATAGCCTCTTCAGAATCTAAATAAGCCTTTGCTAAAGTAGAAAACTTAGTAGGAACTTGCATCTCAGGATTAAACTTTAACCGTATTTGTTCTAAAATCTGATCCATATCTGCCATATACTTAGTCCAAATATTTAATTGGTATTTAATATTAACAGCCCTGGGGGCTAAACTAAGAACTCTAATCGCTCTATGCTTCTCAGCATCCCAAAGTTTCTCATGAACTAGAAGACTTTCATTCTTCTGTCTTGTATTATCATTATCCGAGACAGTCTGAGCTATGGATAGGATGGGAAGAATAATATTGTTCTCTTGTTTTAATTTAGCAATAGCTCGTTCAGCATTCGCATGAACACATTTAATATCATTAAACTTTTCCTCAGAGTCCATGTATCCTACATCATTAAAAGATGCAATCATAGAGCGTAAGCTTTCTTTATAAATAAAAGAGATATTTTGTTTAGTTTGAGTCATTTCATAAATTAGTTTACGAACATCTCCTTCCCTAGTATCCCACCTACTACTTCTACTTTCGTAAGAAGAAGCATCCCAACTAATGAGTAACCCATTATTATCTACATATGTATACTTAGTCATCTATTCCTGCGTAGCCCCCAAGTTCTTCACTGACCTCCGTAAGTGGGGTGTCCTGAACATCAGGAGCATCACGGAGGAGTTTAGCAGAGCATACTAAATGATATACTCCATAGACTTCAAAACTGTCTTCCACAACTTCAAAGATTTCATAGTTTTGATCTTGGAAAAAAGGTTTAATTACATCTCCAGGGATCACCGATCTCCCCAATCTTCTTTCTATGTAACTCTTATTGAAAGTAAAAAGTTGATCATTAGTTAATTCAATACCGAACTGAGTAAGTTCCTCACTCATGGAAATAGGATCGTAGTGACCATGAACTACAATGGCTTCTTTAGCCATAGGCTTATTACGAGATTCCATGTAAACTGGGTCGAAATCATCCGTTTGATAGTACTTATAAAATTTAAACTTAGAACCAGCAAGACGAATCATTTCATCGTCAACCAAGTTGAAAAGGTTGATA